ACCCGTCCGTTACGCTCAACAACTTGAGCGGTGCCCGCATCAAGGAAATCCTGGAAGACGTCGCAGACAATCTGTTTAACCAGGATCCCTACTACCAGCAGGGTGGCGATATGGTTCGAGTCGGCGGCCTGAAATACAGCATTGATCCAGCAGCCAAAATCGGATCACGTATCAGTGACATGGAACTCGACGGCAAACCCCTGGATGCCAAGGCCGAATACCCGGTTGCGGGCTGGGCGAGTGTCGCCCAACCGCTGGACGGACGCCCGGTATGGGATGTCGTATCGGAATATCTACGCGACATAAAGACGGTCAAGCACGTGGATTTGAACCAACCGGCCATAAAAGGCGCCAGTGGCAACCCCGGTTTTTCCCCCACGACGTGAAGCCAATCATTCAGGATGCCAGCAATGATAAGCACTCTGGCGATGGCTTTGTTCCAGTGTGCCCCGCCACCAGTATTGACCCATTCAGTGAGCCAGGACGCTGTTAGCCGCAGGTAGTAAAAAGGGCCCACCAATGAAGTAAGCCCTTGTTAATATGGAGCCGGTGATAGGAGTTGAACCCACGACATCCTCATTACAAGTGCGTCTCAAACAATAACAGACAACAAACTACAGCAAGAAATACAATAAGTTAACCCACTTCTTTTCTTGCTGTTTGTTGCCCTTTTTAGCCATTATTTGCCAGCAAGTGCGCCATTAGTGCGCCATGAAACAAGCAAGACCCGGGGGTGGTTCGGGCGATGGGGGGTCTGGTCTGAGTCGGTACCATCTGGCTCAGATACAACCGACAAATTTTGAAAACTGCTATCCTAGGCACATGAGAAAACTCTCTCTGCACTTCAGGTATCAACGCTATGGGAAGACCTACAAAGTACAACACGGCATTACTGGAAAAGGCCCAGCACTATCTGGATAACTATGAGGAATATGATGAAGTCATTCCTAGTGCGGTCGGGCTTGCGTTGGTGCTCGATATAACGCGCTCAACTCTCTATGCCTGGGCCAAGGATGAAGACAAGAAAGTGTTTTCGCACATATTAGACAATATTAATAAAAAGCAGGAACAGGTTTTATTGAAAAACGGGCTGAACAATCAGTTCAACAGTAATATTACCAAGCTTGTCCTGGGTAAACATGGCTACCATGACAGGCCACAACAGGAAGGCACACAAATTCAGGTCATTATTAACCGGGGCGGCGTTGTCCTCAAATCTGGCAATGACACGCTTTCTATTGAAGATGCCAGTCCTGATTAATTTCCCCCTACTTGTGATGAACGTCCGAGATCGGCAAAGAGTTGCCATTCCCTAGGTACAGAAAACCCCGCTGATGCGGCGTTCCTGAACGGGGACTATCGGCCAATACACGTCATTCCCTAAATGTCACTGAACGGCAAGTTGATGCTATAGGCATCCATAGATACTCAGCTAAACGGAATATCAAGTGGTTTGGTGCATTTCTCGTATCTTGAGGTCATAACCAACTAGATCAGACGGAAGGCTGAAGTCGCAGTCAAAGTCGCGCATATCTAAGGTACTTTTTCTTCATTGTTTCCCATCGTTCTGCATTCCGCGAAAGAGCATAAGGAGTCATTTTTTTATCCTCTGTGGCGTCTGTGTACGCGTCAATCAGAGTACGGTACGCTTCGACCCAAAATCTATCCCAATGCTTGGCAAAAGTCTTTTCATTATTGCGTAAGCTTGAAAAATCGACCTCTGGTTTAGTACGCCTTATATACTCTCCAGCTAGAGAAAGCGCGTGATATTTAAGCCGACCAATCAATCTGAGGTCATGGTCTCTTTTTGCATCAGCCTTAAGTTCCTCCTCGATCTTTTGATAAATTATGATAGCAGTAACAGCTTCATCGAATGCGTCATCTGACCAAACATCTTCGATCTGACCATCAATGCCAAAAGCTTTTTCATATTTACCCCCGTCTTTTTCATATGACCAAAGGTCTTTAGGCGATGATAAAACAAGGGTAGGTTCACACTTAAATGCATACCTTATCTTCGCAAAGTCTTCGAGCTTGATGCCACGCCCAGTCGTTCCTGGACGTTTAGTGCCGCGTTTACGCACGTAAGTAAGGTTCGGACATGGTCCCTTTGGCTTCAGTTTCTTGAAGCGTGTCTCAAGATGCTTCTGTATTGGATCGTTGGAGCGGAAATCAGAAACCTTAATTACGTTTTGACTATTGTTATAAAGTATTATGTCGGCGTTAATACCCTTTTCAGTTGAGACATCAAGAGTCTCTGTAACGCGCAGAAGCACTTCCACGTCAGAATTCGGATCTGCCCGACCAAGCGCTCCTATTGTCTGAGCACCGTTGATAACCTGGAACTTTTCCGCTTTTAAAATGCCATCCTTTATATCGAAAGAAGTGCAAATTGAAGACACGCCGTTGTTAAAATAAAAGAAGTCATCAGGTCTTTTCTGAGCCGTATTGGTGATATCTTTATTGATGCCGCGATCACCAAGATAGCCGCGAATATTAAAAGCAAATAATGCCTCTTTGTGTTGTCGATATAAGTTGCGTAAAGCATTGCCTTTGAGCGCAGTGATTAGCGTACGGTGGGGCATTTCTTTTATAAACCACCGCTGGCTAGGAAGTGAAAGCTCTATTTCTACAGGGATAGATTCCTCGAGCGATTGTGCTCTAACATAAAAGTCCTTCAGACCGTTAAAATCGTAAAGACGGCAAATTACATCGATATCTTGATGCAGATAATGTTCGTTAATCTTCTCCACAACTTCGTTTATACGTTCCGAAGACTTGCCTGTTGACAAGAAATAGTATTCTATTTTATAGCCATCATCGAAGTTCTCTCTATAATCACCAAGTGCACCGAATCCCGGTTCGGTGCTGTGTTTACGAACCCAGTCACGATCCAAATATAATTTATGCCTATTGAAAAAGTCATTGACCTCCGTTTCATCGACTAAACCTCCTTTTAATGCTACATATTTGGCCTGACCGATGATGAGATGTTTTCGCGTCGAATCCTCGAGAATAATGTCAGCACCAAGGTCTTTGCTAAAAAGCAATGCATCTTCTGGTTCAGTATCAAGCCCTTGATCGTAACTACACAGAAGGTCAGCACACCACCTCTGAAAGGTATATCCGCGCTCTGTAGGGCTATCCATATTCCAACTATAATTGCTGGCTATCTCAGATAGGCCCTCGCTCAAATTCGTCTTAAATTCCTTAATCGATAGTTTTGTCACTAACTTTCCCTCGTCCTAATATCTTGCGACGCATATCAAGGATTATAAACCACTCGTTTCGCGAGAACCCAACCTAAAAGCACACAAGGCTTCTACCTACTAACCCTGAATCGCCGCGGGCTTCCCACCAACAACCCAAGCTCGGCCCACACTTATGCTTGTTATCTTCAGTATCTTTAGCCATTTTCTATCCAAAACGCCATACTTGCCACTGCCCGCCTGCCTGCCGCACTGGAGTTGAACTTCTCCTCTTGCTGCGTAGTTGCCGTTGAGAGATCTAACCTGAATGACGGGAACGGGTCGTTTTTTTGTCTTTAAGCCATTGGTTATATAAGCGATGTCTAAAAGACAGGAATGGGTCGACTCCCGCCTTTTAGCAATTGCTGATATTGCAGATCTGAACACTACCCACCATTCTGTAAACTTCACCCTCGGACTGATAAGAGGTGAATGATGGACAGCGGAATAGGAATGTTCTTGGCGGGACTGCTCAGCGGCGCTGGCATAGGCTGGTTTGTGGGCGTGGTGAAAATTCACCTGGCCTATGGCAATCCTGAGGACCTTAAGCGGGAACTGATGCTATACAAGGGGCTTTTGTACAAGGCTGGTTTATCTGTGGATGGTGACAATGCTGAGTAATGCAGCAATCAATACATAACTGGGTTTCATACTTGCTGTTCGTTACCCTTTTTAGTAATTGTTTACCAACAAATACGCCATGGATTATCCCCGCCATTGGCGAATATATGGGGACCCCAAGGTTATAGCAAGGTTACGGTAAGGGGGGGGTAAGGTTTGGCGATGGTTACAGCAAGGTTGCATCAAGGTTACGGCATGGTTTTGAATGCTGAATACTCGCATTTAGTGGTGGGGTAGCAACCCCCTTGCGGTAATCATGCCTGCCTGGAACTCGCTAGTTTCGTTAAACCTAAAACGGGCGAATTCAAATAGGCGAACTGAAATATAAAAACGCAAAAATTTTTGGAAATATATAAAAAAACGAATATTGGTGCTGACCATAAATATGGTGTTATGTAAAAATATATGACTTCAGGTGAAAAACTCTAGACCTGGGTCCATGTTTAGGCTGAATTAATCCATAGAGCAAGGGTTGGAACCGTTGGACGACAACGCATATGTCGATTAAACACCCCCAGAACCAATACCTTATAAAACCGGTACTTACCGCGCCAGCACTGTATATGCTGCATGACAACGTGTAGACATGGCCGGGAACTATGCTATATTGAAACCGTCAGATATTAACGGTCGCTGCCGATAAGGACTTTGAAGTGCCAGATTTCGGAAACGTATTGGAAATGGATTTAACGCCTGACCTGGCCAGGCGTCTCTTAAAGGAAATTGCCGGTGCAGATGATGGGCGGGTATATTTTGCCGACCATGCTGAAGAGAAAATGACGCAACGGCGTATTACTCGGATGCAAGTGATTCGTTGTCTGAAATCGGGTCGTATTGCTGAAGGCCCGTATTGGGACCACGAATACGACGATTGGAAAGTAAATATGGAAGTCATGTCGGCGGGCAATGTTATTGGTGTCGTTGCCGCATTGGATTTTGACGATAACGACAAAAGAAACGTATCAATAGTAGTCACGGCATTTTACTGCTGATTGCCGATAGATATGAGTTGTAAGCTGGTAACGCAAGAATGCGTAAGAAACAGGGAGCCTGTTGTCATGAACGATGAACTGTATCAATACACAAGTTGTGGCTTGCCCAATGTGTGCCTAAAGAACGGCTACACCGTCAAAGAAACCAAGTATGGTAAAGCAGTCTCCATCCATAATTTGGAAGGGCTGCATCGTGCTATTGGTTTGGATATCGTAAGGAACAAAGGTGCGTTAACGGGCGCTGAAGTGCGCTTCTTGCGTAAAGAGATGGATTTGCCACAAGTGCAATTAGCCGACCTGTTGGGCGTCGCTGAGTCGTCAGTGCGTAACTGGGAAAGCAGCGACGATGGCCGCGCAGATATTCAGGGTCCAGCCGACCGGATTTTGCGCCAGATGTATCTAGAGTATATCAAGGAGGAATCGACGCTCCATGACATTTTGGAACGTTTGACACGACTAAACCGCGAACGGCATGCACTCGAATGTCTGAAGTTTGCCGAATCCGGGGGGGCATGGTTGGCAGCCGCTTAACTATCGAACTTCTATCACATCTACACAAGCCGCTTTCGGGCGGCTTTTTTGTGTCCGCGTTGAACCTGTAATCCCAATCCTACACGCATAAGAATAAGCTTACGTGGAAATCAGGCAGTGCATACATAAGGCGGGTAACTGGTTAGGGTATCCGCCGCGTCCGCGTGTCACCCGATATGCGTAATCGCCTGACGCCAGCATGGCCGCCTATATGGCGGCTTTGCTTTCTTTGCAAGTAACTCCCCTTTTTTTCATGATTGATTGACTTTAGTCAACGACAATCAATTACATAGCCCTATAGTCTTCAGTAACAGGACCGCCAGGACGGCGCAGGGCGCGCCAGGATGTCGCTCAGCTCTTCAGAATGACAATGAGAGGAATGCTATGACCGCAAGAATTAATGCAATCTTCTGCATGTTATTAATTCTACTCTCTGGGTGTGCGTCGCTTGTTAAATCCAACGTTACGTCATTTCACGAGATCGAAGGAGATGTAACCGGCGCTAAATATGCATTTGCTCCACTTCAAGGCCAAGAAAATAACTTGGAGTACCGAACCTACTGCAACTTAGTTGAGAAAGAAATCCAAAAGCATGGAGCAATTAAAACGTCACTAGATGACGCGGATTATCTGGTGACTTTCGTATACGGTATTGATGACGGCAGGGAAAAGGTGGTTTCTTCGCCAAAATTTGGGCAAACCGGTGTTTCATCTTCACACACAACAGGCACTGCTACGGCATACGGCAATACCGCTTACGGTAGCGCAACCACAACGTATACTCCCAGCTATGGTGTGGTCGGTACATCCACGAGTTCTAGAACGGTTTACACACGTGTTCTTCGTCTTAACGTTTACCCGAAAGCGGCGGTAGATAAGGGTGATTACACACCGATTTACCAATCAGAAGTAAAATCTCAGGGGCGTAGTGGACAAATATCTAGCGTCATGCCATCACTCATATATGCTCTTTTTAAAGAATTTCCCGGAGAAAGTGGTAAGTCCAGAAAAGTAATAAGCCCGATAAAGTAGAAACCGCATTTCGACTCAGGCCTGATCGGGTCGGTTGGGATGGCTAAGCGGAAATAGGTATCTGTACACATGGAAGATTCAGGGGTTGAAATGCTTGCGTTATTTCTCGGTATTTTAGGCGGTGGGGCTAGTTATCTTGTAATTAATTTTTGGATGAATCCGCTGCTTAGGTATCTAGACATAAAGCATCAGGTTACTTCAGATTTAGTCTTTTACGCTAATGTGATTGATGCAAGAGGCCTAAATGAAGAAATGCAAAATAAACGCAGGGAAAGGCAGGACCAAAACCGGAAGCACGCAGCAGAAATTCGAGCAAGCTATTATCGTCTTCCTTGGTGGTATCGGCGTTATTTAAAGTATGTAGGTGAAGATCCAATCTGCGCCTCAACAAGGTTGATCGGGCTATCTAACTCTAGTGACACAGTGCCCGGGGAGAATTTCATACCATCTCTAAGGAAGTGCCTGAGAATCCCAGATTCTATTGATGAATAATGAGTCCTAACTACTCCGGCCTGCTGGGGCTGATTGGTATAGCGAGAAACACGAGCACGTTGTTGAGTTAGGCATGATTATGCTTCCTTACGTCGAGAAATCGACTGCCAAAACGCCTCCTAAGACTTTCCCGCGCTTCGTCAAGTTCACAGCCCGGCGCTATCAGCACCAGCCAAGCGCCAGGGTTATCTGCTAGCTTGTATTCAAACACCCGCAGCGTTCGCCGTGCTTCGGTTTCGGCTTTATCTCGGGGTAGCCCGCCGTCGTATTCCATAATGGCGGCGCGTTCTTCAAGGTGTTCCCGTATAGCTTCGTTATGCTCGGTGTCACCTGTTTTTACACGTGACAGGCGTGACACACGTGACGCTTCGCCTAAGTTACTGTTTTTAGTTGTCACCTTTCCAGCTTCAGGTGTCACGTACTCGTTCTTTTGTGGCGTGACACACGTGACGCTATCCGGTAGCAAGTCGTCAAAATAATCAGTTCTCATGTATCCACCCCCGACTTTATGAAGTGGTAACAGCGGCGCCGGTCCATATCCGCAAGCCGGTGCGTTGATGTCGCGCTACCTTCGCTGTCAGGTTGAATAAGCCCGTGTTCAACACACAGCCGCGCTGTGTATTTTGCGTCTATGCCTTCGCAGACTTCTGTCTGCCACGCTTGCGGCAGCACGAAGTATTCAGCACTGCCGGCACGCATTCGCTTGAATCCAGCGCGGTTAAAAGTTCTTGGATCGCGGGTGTCGGTGCTGTCCAGGTGCGAAAAGCGGCTTTCGCCGTGGAGTTCAAAAAACCGTGTTACCTGTGCCAGTGCCGCTTTTTCTTCCTGGGCGCCTGCGCCGCCACGATTATCTAGCCATGCTTTGAAGCAGACACCCGCAGCCAGTGTTGCTGCTCCACGCTCCCAGCCTGTCAGGTTTAACCTTGTAGCCAGTTCGCCGCCGGCGGCTATCAATGCGAAACGGTCGCACACGCGCCGCGCTTGGCCGTCGGCGTTAGCCGGCAATGCTTCGCTGGTGAAGTCGGCCCGCATAGTGTGCAGACGCTCCCGCAGCTTTTTCTTGTCCATTGCTACTAATGCCAGCAGGTATTCGCGTGCTGGGTGTCCGTAGTGGGTGCGTGCTGCTTCTTTTATCGCGTCGGCTAATGCCCCGCCGTCGGCATAGTCGTGCAGGTTTTCAAATAGTCCATGTCCCGCGCCCGCGTCGGCTGGTATGTCGGCTAGTCGTACTTCCTGCCCAGCGCGTGCTTTCTTACCAGCTTCGCGCATGTGTTGCGCTAGCCCTATTTCGCCCGCAGACAGAAATAGCAGCCGCCAAGTGCTTTTCGGTTTCGCCAGCCCGTCACGCCTTGCCCTTTGTTTACCTGTGCCGTTAGCCAGCATATAAGCCACGCTGCCGGCTTCTTTTGCTTCAACCTGTGCCAGTTCATCGAGACACAACAGCGCATCGTTATGGGTCTGTGCAGTCGCTTCTAGCCCGTTTGTCGTTGCCCGCCAGCGTTGCAGATAGTCAGGCCCGCCCCACACTGAAACAGCGGCAGCCAGGGCAGTGGTTTTCCCGGTGCTGCTTGCACCTTGAAAATTCAGCCCGCCGCTTTCGTCGCCGGTTATGTCCAGCAGCGGTGCGGCAAATGCAGCCGAAACGGCCAGTGCTAGACGTGAATTGCCCACACAGAAACGCGCCACGCTATCGCGCCACTGTTCCAGGGTGCCGACGGTGCGCATCGCGGCTGGTTCGTGCAGGCTTTGCAATAGAATGCGCTCGCCGTTTTCGCCTAGCGTTTCATCCGGCAGTACAAAGACGCCTTGGTGCCAGCCGGTTTTCGTGACACAACGCGCCCGCGCCTGTATGGGTGCTGTTAGTATGTATTCAGTTAACTGCTGCCGCGCCCTGGTGCTAGGTGCTATTTGCAGCCCTTGCGACAGCAACGCACGCCGGTATTCGCTGCCGTCGCCTGCTAGCAATTCCAGCGGCATGGCCCAGCGGTGCGGTCGGTTGTCCTGGTCATGAAACTCCAGCAGCCGGCCCCATGCATTGCCGTCGGCGTCGCGTGTCATAGCTGTTATGTGCAGCGGCGAGCATATCCAGGCCGGCGGTAGTGCTTCGCCGTCATTGCTGGTGCCCTGGTAATAAACGCCGTCCGCGTTCAAAGTGAAGCGCAAAGGTAACTCCGGCTTTTGCTTGCCCGGTTTCTGGGTTTCCCGCCAGGCGTCAACATCAGCCAGCAACGCCGCACCTGCTTCCGGTGTCCAGCCGGCAACGTCGGCGGCGTCGCCTTTCGGTGGTAACTGTTCCGGCAGTCTGTCCAGCCGTAACACCTTGACAGTTTCCGCGCCGGCTTCGTGCGCCAGCTCGGCCACGCGTTCGGCATAGTCTGCGCCCTGTTCGTCATTGTCCGGCCATATCAGGACTGCCCGGCCTTTCAATGGTGACAGGTCGGCCTTGTTGGCAGCCTTCGCGCCGTTCGGTGTGGTGGCGGTCACGCAGTCAGGCAACAACAGCGCCGCCGCGTCTGCCGCCTTTTCGCCTTCGGTCACAATTACAGGCGCGTCAGGTCGGTCGGCCAAGTTGTGCAAGTTGTAAAGTGGTCGCGGTGCCGGTATGCCTTTCCAGCGCCACGTGGTGCCGTCGTATGTGCGCGGCAGTATTTGCTTGCCGTCGGGTGTGTCGAAACGGCAAATATAAAAAAGCGGCTTGCCCTGGTGGTCGCGGTATGTCCAGGTTGCCGCCGGCTTGCCGTGCTCCGTGTGCGTGAATGCCGGCTGTGGTGCGTCGGCTGGTATCGGTTGAGTGTCACGTGTGTCACGTGTCGTCGGTGCCGCTGACGTGACACCTTCGGCAGCGCTTAAGATGCTGTTTTTGCACTTGTTATTCCTGCCTGTCACGTGCGTCACGTGTGTCACGTTCTTTTTAGAGTCAAGCCCGAGAAATTCAGCCAGCCGGCTTTCGGCCTCGCCCTGCTTGCAGTTATCCAGATACGCAATAAGCGAAACCAGATCGCTGCCCGCGTCGTCGGTGGCAAAGTCGGACCATTGCCCGGTGGTGGTGTTAATTAAAAAACTGCCGGCCTTGTTATCGCTGCGCGTCGGGTTCAGTGCGACGTACTCGGCACCATTCAGCTTTCCATCTGGCAGCCAGTGCTTTAGCACGGCGTCAGCGGCGGCCAGCGCAGCGGCGGCGGTGGCTTTAAAGTTACGGGCTGGTGCGGCGCTATTCATACGCGCCCCCGTATCGCCCGCATAGCCTGTTGCAAAGCGTTAAAGTGAATACGCCAGCGATAGCAGGTAGGACAGAGCGGCCAATGGGTAAGAATGCCACAGCTTTTACAGCTATGGCGGGGTGGCGTAGAATACAGCTTGTTCACAGCGTCAATGTATTCTTTACCGGCCCCGTTTTTTAGCGGGGCTTTTTTCATTTGGCATCCCCTCCCTGCTCTGTTACCCACTGGAAAAAGGCCATTTCATCTATGAGCACACGCCTTCCTACACGGCGCACACACTTGTGAAAGCCATTTTCATGTTCGTGGAAAATTAAGTGACGTAAACCACCCTGGGGCGGCCAATCGTGACTATCATTCCAACGGGTTACGGGGATAAGACGTGTGGTATTGCTTTCTGCTTGCATGATTATTCCTCAAAGGTGTGTTTTACGAAATTCAGCAATTAATGACTCTATTGCTGAAACCCTATGGGGAACGATTTACAGGGATAAGGCGTGTGGCAGATTCTGTTTGCATGTCATTCTCTCCAATATCTAGCAAAACGCAGCAGTATTGCTACGCTCGGAAAGGTTACGACATGCTATTCCCGGAATAGCGGCACTCCGGGAAACGCTATTTTTTTAATTCATCCAAGATATCTTTCAATCTTTTGAAGCCAATCTGCTTTTGTCTATTAGGGAGGGCTCCGCGCTTTAAATAACTTATTGTCTCCGTGCCATCATAAACCCCGGCGAATAAAACTCCGATTGGGTCTCGAGTCGATTCGTACCTATTCATACAGAACTCAGCATCACGCAACTTGTCCAGCACATCATCAAATTTTGATGATCCTATAAACTCGCAGATTTTCCTGATGCTTTTCTTTGGCTCATATTCCTTGCCTTTTTTTGGTGATCCACCAGAAGAAAATTTAACTCCACTAACCGCAAAACCACCACCAAGTATTTCAAGCCCTTTTTCTTTCCCTTGCCCTACACACCATCTGATCCAAGTAAGAAAACCTATTTCATCATGGAAGCAATGGGGATCAACGCTTTGGCCATTAGGGTAAGTCTTGGGACAACGGAAATAACGGAAATAAGGAAACAAAACACCATCAGTATATTCTTCCCTGAAATATTCTTTCCTATACTGCTCAATCAATTTAAGTAAGGCTGAAACCTCAAATCCTCTATCAGATAACAATCTATCCCTGTAGCCTTCAAAGTATAAAACGGCCCATTCTGGAACCCATTCAGGTGGTTCACCTTGAACACCATCATATTTCGGAATCTCCCTTTCTTTGATAGCTTTAGCGACGTCATCAACAGTCCTATCAAGCATTTGATCTAATTCATCTTCCGGGTCATGTGTTTCATTCATGCCTTACACCTCCCCTTTATTGCCCGAATATCCGCTCATTCATACGCGCCACTACGCCCGCTGTATGCGCTTCTGAAAGGTGGCTGTAACGCTTTACCATTTGCAGCGTTTTATGGCCCAGGACTTCGGCTATTTCGGCCAGGGATGCTCCATTCATAGCAAGGTAGGATGCTGCGCTATGCCGCAGGTCATGAAAGCGGAAGTCTTCAATGCCCGCCTTCTTTATGGCAGCTTCCCACGGTGTTCGTAGGTCCATAGGCTTTTGCCGATTCTTGCCGGGAAATAACAGGGACGTATCCAGCCGCCTAACCTTGGCATGGGCTTTCAGCAGTTCCAGGGCTTTACCGGACAAAGGAACAACGCGCCGTTCGCCATTCTTGGTTTCGTGCAGCGTCGCCCTGCCCTGGTGCAGGTCCACGTCTTCCCAGGTCAGCCCCATGATTTCGCCTTGCCGCATACCCGTGGATAGGGCCAGCACTACCACCGGGTATAAATAGGGGTTGCTGGATTCTTCGCAGGCTTTCAGTAAGCGAGTCCGTTCACCGTCTATTCCGTCCGTGGTGTCTTCGGAAAGGAAGCGAACACGTCCACGGGGTAACGCTGGCTTTTTCACCTTTCGCATGGGCGAATCGTCCAGCCAGCCCCATTCATTTACCGCGATGGTGAAAGCATGGGACAGAGCCGCCAGATAACGAACTACTGTTGCCGGTGCGCGAGTCTTCCCGTTCTTGAGTTTTTCAGTCAGCAGCTTGTCCCGGCATTCAACGATCTTTGCGGGCGTCACGTCTGCTAAAGTGTGTGCGCCTATTTCAGCCTTGAACCATTCAAGCTGTTGCTTCTGGTCTGCGGACTGCTTGGGCTTGGTGGGTAATACGTCACGGATATAGCGATCTATCAGGTCGCCCAGGGTGTGCTTTTGTGATTCCCGTGTCTTAAAGTACCGGCCATCACGAATAGCGGATTCCGTATCCTGCACCCAGTCTTTTGCATCCGTCAGCCGTTTGAAGGTTGCACGTTCTGCTGGGTGCCCCTTCAATCGAATGTCTACGCGGTATGACGTGGAACCGTCTTTATTGGTACGCTTGCGTATTGAAGCCATTGCGAGTCTCCTTTCGACTGGTAATGGTTAGGGCCGCTGGGGTGTTGGTAGCACCTTAGCGGCCTGTTTATTTGTACAGGTAAAATACTACAACAAACCGCAAAATAGAGCAACAGCACATACTTAATGCGGTGCTGTATCAGCATAAACACATGTTATTTAATTACTTTATAGGTGCGCCTCCATATATTGGCGCAATTAAGGCGCATTCAAGGCGCAAAAAGGCGCTTTCCGGCCTGATACGGGGAATGTGAAATTATCTACTTTAAGCTGGTGTAAAGGTGCAGATTTGAACCGATGCGCAACGTCTTACTACGGCCACTTTCGGTCATTCACCCGCTGGATTCAAGCGCGGCGCATTGCTTGCGGTGTCGCCTGGAGCTAAAGCATAGACGCAAATTAACGACCCTACACCACGTCAACCGCCATTGCCGCCGCCATTGCCGCCGCCATTCCCATCGCCATTGCCACCAAAATCTACGGGGCCACCAGCGGGACCATGGGAGGTGCCCTTGGGACCACCGGAGCGACGATTAGCTCTAATACCCAAAATCGTCGCTGTAACAAATGTGTAAAGTAGCGCGATATCTAGCCAAAATTCGTCAAAGGTAAGATAATACAAAAGTATACAAACACCGGTGACAAGTAAGTATTGAACGAATGTTTTCTTCAGTAGAACACTACCGGCAGCAACTACGTCTTGGAACAATTTGTTCGTCATTTATCTCTGCACTCTGTTGTCACGAGCGAGTTAATCACGCTAGTGGTTCCACGCCTACCGATGAGGCAATTTCAGACGATTATGACACCGGTGTCCCGATCCTTAACGTGGACTTCCTAGTTCGGCCAGTTACTTGCCGTTCGACATCCAGTCGCACCCTCATTGATGATGGTGCCGGAAACGGCGATAACCGGCCAGAACACGACATTCCCGGTGTCTGTCAGCTTATCCTAAAATCCGCCACGGTGAAGAATTTCTTGATTTCGCTTACTTGGCTATACTGATTCCCACTGACACGCTGTGGTGAAAGCACCCTGAGCGCTTTCGTCACACTTGGGTTGCTGAAAAGCGTTTGCAGCTCAAGTCTAACGTGCATTTGCACTTTTAACGCGGAGACGAGTGATGTTGTTCTACAAGGGCATTGCAGTTGTGCTTGTCGTCGCACTGCCGACATCGCTTGCGCTAGCTGAGTCTCTTAAGTTCACCGAACAGACCGCCAAGGGCGTTTTCAAGATTCTAGACCAAGATGACTCTGGCGGGAACTCGTCGGGTGATGTCGAGCTTTGGAGTGCACCAGCAGTCGATGCAAAAGGTAACGAGATCGGCAGGTCTTCAGGCCGCTGCCTTTTTCTCTCTGAGACTGAGAAGCATTGTACTCGGACGCTGACCACTGGAGAGGGCGCGCTAGTATTTGTCGGCTATGTCGACAATAGTAAGCCTCAAGGCCACTACACAATCGTTGGCGGTGACAATTCCTACGTCGGTGCTTTAGGTTCCATGATTGCCACTGACAAGTACAAAGAAGAAGGTATTTACGAAATCGAAGTGCCCGGCAGCGCGGCGCCGGACCGGAACTCGGAGCAGCGCATCGCCCAGCTCGAGCAGGAACTCGACCGGCTCAGGCAACGTATCGCGAAACTGGAGCGCGACCTCCAGGCGGGCCGCAATCCCGTCAGCAGAGCGGAGGCCATCGTCCGCGCGCTCGCCGGCAAAAAGCCGCCGCCACCCGGGACTGTCTCGAAGGAGGTACCGAAAGTCGACACGCCGGCTACCGTCGCTGATGGACCATCCAACGAGCTGAAGTTGACGGACGTGGAGGTCGAACCGACCGACAGCGACAACCACTTCCGGTTCAGCTTTTCGGTCATTCATCCCGGCAACGAGGCAGACCAAGTGTGGGGCACGATCTGGATCGCCGTCAACGGGCTGTCGAACGGCAAACCAGTGCGGCTCTCGCTCAATCAGGTCTCATCGGAAACGCACCCCTACCTCGATATGCGTTTCACGGGGCAGCAGGGTGTCGAAGGCGAGC